CGCTTTTTACGAAGGCTTTGAAGTTGAAAATGGTGCTGCAGAAAAATTTGTCAACAAAGTTTTTGATCGTGCAAAAGTTGATGGTTTAAAGCGTCAAGCTACAGCTGAAGCGGAAGAAATTAAGAAGCAGATTAACGCAGTCTACGCGGCTGCAGATCCTGTTGGTGAAGCTTATTCACAGTTAAGCAAACAAGCAGACTTGCTTGCAAAGGCGGTTACAACTGTAGATGAAAGCACAGGCAAGAGTGTTATCTCTCAAGAAGAGTATTCTAAGAGAATGTTGGCGCTGACTAACCGTTATGCGGAAGTATTTAAAACGCTCGACAACTTGAAGAAACCTTTGGGCAAAGCTGTTGAAATTGGCCCAACCGAAAAGGAAATTGAGAAGCAGCTTAAAGCAATTGAAAAAATTAAGAACGAAATGCGAAATCTTGCTAGTTCTGTTGATCCTGTAACAGGCGCATATCTTGAACTTGGGCATAATGCGGATATCCTTGCAAAAGCATTGACCACAGTGGACATCGTTACGGGTAAGACTATTATTACGCAAAAAGAGCATGACGCATACATGCTCGCAATGATTGAGCATTACAAAGACACATTAGATCCGCTTGGCGCATTCTACCGTTCACTCGCAGATGAAACAACGTTGCTTAGCTTCAACTCGCGTGAACGAAATGTCCAAGCGCAATATATGCAAAAGGTGCAAGAGCTACAGCGCGCAGGGCATCCTTTGAATGAGCAGGAAAAACAAGACTTGCTCAGTCAATTAAGTGCTTATGATGAATTAAGCAGACGTATTCAGCTCCGTGACCAATTGCTTGCAAATAGCGTTGATGCGCGTCGTGACTATTCTGAACAAATTAAAGCTCTTCAAGATTTGTCTAATGAGCCTACAAGTGGCTTTACGGCAGGCGATAAAGCTCAAAAGGTTGCTTCTTTAATTCCACCTGAGCTAGTTACGAATACCCAAACAGCAGCAGACGCTGCTGTAGCTAGCTATAAATTAATGCTGGACAGAGTGACGCAGCTTAATAAAGCCCATTTAATTAGTGAACGAGATTTTTCAAAAGCTAAAATTAAAATATGGATGTTAGAGCACGATACTCAGTTGCAAGCTGCTGACACTGCATTAGGTGGGCTTTCCAGCCTTATGCAGAGTAAGAATAGGGAGATGTTTGAAATTGGTAAAGCTGCTGCGATCGCACAAGCGACCATTTCAGCAGGTACTGCAATCATGAATGCTTATGCGACCTCGCCTTGGTATTTAGGCCTGGCGCTAGGTATCTCCGCTGCAGCAAACCTGTATAGCCAAATCGACCAAATTCGCAACACCAAAATTCAAGGATATGAAGCTGGTGGTTTCACCGGCATGGCGGCAACGAATGCGGTGGCTGGTATTGTACACGGGCAGGAATTTGTACACGATGCACAAACAACGCGTCGAGTAGGTGTAAGTAATCTTGAAGCACTTAGTAACGGAACTGCTCGTATCGTCAGCAATAACGAACTGTCTAATAGTAGCGGCGGTGCTAGTAAACGACCAAATGTGGCTATTGAAGTGAAAAACCTTGGACCAGCTATGGATTTTGAAACTGAATCCATTACTGAGGAAAAAATCACACTTATTGCGCGTTCCCAAGCGAAGAAAGTTGTGCAAGAAGATACCCCGCGTCTGGTGACTTCTCAAATATCTTCGCCTAATTCGCCTATTTCTAAATCTATGGACCGTAACTTTAACGTCCCGAGAAAACGGTAATGAAATTCCTATTGACACCAGAAAACTCCAGCTATTCAGTTGAAAAGTCAATTGAAGAGACTATGCGCGCGCAATTAGAAGGCGGTGCTGGGCGCTACCGTGCAGATATCCTAGGAGCGTCTAACCTAGTGAATTGTAGTTGGATTTTGGACGGAACACAATTCACGTATTTTGAAGCATTCTATCGTTCTGTAGCTGGAAATGGTGCTTTACCTTTTACGATAGATTTAATCATTAACGATGCGGAGTTGCGGGAGTATACTGCGCGTTTTGTGCCTAAGACTAAGAAACTGACAGCACAAAAAGGACTTGCGTACTATGTAAGTGCGCAGCTTGAAGTTAATGACGACACGAATCCTGGAATTGATCTAGTTACAGTCCTTGAATACAACGCTTCTCAAGGTTATACACCGTGAGCCTACAAGATTATTTTCTTAATTCAGCAAGTAATGTCATTGAGCTGGACATGTTTGTTATTTCACATACCATGTTCTCACAGGACTACTACGTTGTGCGGAATAGCACGCAGCAGATTGTGGTTAAACATGAGGACTTAAGTCTTAGAACTTATGTCTATTATCCTGTTCGTTTCAGCTTTGATACAGTAAGAGCTGATCTTGATCAAATAATCAAGATTGAGTTTGGCGAGTTGGGTGAAATCCTTCCAAAAGAACTCGATAACTTACGTCTCAATAATGGTTTCGGTGAACTACCTTCTCTTGTTTATCGTAGTTATAGAAGCGATGATTTAGACCATGTTCTTTCTGGACCTTATTTGCTAGAAATTAAGTCCATGAACTTCGCCAGTGGTGGTTGCAATTTTGAAGCCAAAGCACCTTCTTTGAATGTTTCTCGCACAGGGGAACGCTATACAATCGGACGCTTTCCTATGTTGCGATCAACATTGTGAGTATCGATAAATATTTCAGTAAGCACTACGATAAGCAGAACTATAACTGTGCGCATTTTGTTGTAGACGTTTATTCTGATATGTTTGGTGAAGATTTGCGCCCTACATTGTCAAGTGTATTACTACCCAGACATGCCCGTTCTTTAAGTGTCTCAACAGCAAGGAAGTTTATAGTTTTAGAATCCCCTGAAAATCCTTGCATAGTGTTGATGCAGCGTCCGCGTAGTGATCTACATGTGGGGATATGGTACAATCGCAGGGTTCTGCATCTTGTTTCGACAGGTGTGCATTACCAGCCTCTAAATGTAGCGTCTTATGGGTTTAGTAAAGTCAGGTTTATAAAATGCTGAACAAAGTTACACTTATTCCTGACCACACTGATCCACAAAGCTGGATTGCGTATGAAGGAGAAGGCGCGGAAGTTTGGCAGGTTTTCAAATCGCACAACCCGACTTTTCCAAAGTATGCGCACATTTATCATAATTCAGTTGCAGTTGAAAATGATGTAACCCCTAATGACCCATTCACGTTTGAACGTTTAATGGAGTTAGAAGGGGACTTCTTCGTTGTTGTTTATCCGGGTCTAGTTGCTCTACCTTATATCTTTGCTGTGGTAGTAGCTGTCGCAGCTTATGTGCTTGCACCTGCTCAGAAACCTATTCCTACTGTTGCTCAGCGTAACACAACACAATCTTCGCCAAACAATGAACTATCAAATCGTACAAACATAGTACGTATCAATGGGCGTATACCAGACATCTATGGAACAGTTTTTTCAATACCGGACCTGCTTTGTGCGCCGTACAAGATATTCGAGAACAACCGCGAGGTCGAGTACGCCTACATGTGCATCGGTCGAGGTGCCTACGAGATCCAGGAGGACGATGTAAAGGACGACGCGACTCGGTGCAACAGGATACAGGGCGTGTCTGTGGCTGTCTACGCGCCCTACACCTCCCCCAACCAGGATGGTGCCATACCACAGCTGCAGATCGGCACACCGATAACACACAAGGTCCTGAACACAAAGCGGAGCAACAGCGTCAACGGGCAAGTCCTAAGACCGCCCAACGCGGCGTCGTTCACCGCGGCCGGCAACGTCAGGTTCACCTACCCAAACATCATCGAGCTGGCGGCTGGCGACTGGCAGGACTTCAGCAAGCTATTCAGCGAGGGTGACGCGCTTCATGTAACCAACGCGGTCTTGACGGGCGGTGGCGGTGCCACCACCATAGAGGACCAGAATGTGGCGCTCTTCGTCGGCAATGCGAGCGGGGTGCCAATCAACCCAGTCTCGTTCTCGTTCGACATATACAGTGGGCTCTCACCAAACTATGTTGCTGGTGCTACCATAGTGATCACAGATCTCTCCAGCACCATAGGAGATGCTGGCTATGACCAGACCACGGACTTGAGCGGGACGTATGAGATCGCTGGTGTCTTCACGTTGACAATCCCAATCTACGTGGGTGGGATCGTTGGCACCTACTCAATCCAGAAGGCATACGTTCAACTTGTGTCGCCATCCTCGGTCAACTCCGACTGGAACGACCTTGTCTCAATCGGGGTTGGTGTGCAGATCAACAAGAAGTTCCGAATCGAGCTCGGCAACCCCTCTCTGTCGTTCAACCTGAACGGCACCTATGATGTGATATCAGTCACTGAGAAGCAGATATTCCTGAACAACCCAGTCTCGGTGGCCGCGGACTGGGCCAACCTCAGCTCCCAGATCTACTCCCCCTTCATTAGCCCAACGCTGTCCACCACTGCATCTCCAAAGTGGAGCGGACCATTCTTCATAGACTCCGCTGACATGACCACACTGATCACGAACTTTGTGGCGGTGAACGGTCTGTACAAGGACAACGGCACCACTCAGACAGCCGCGGACATCACTGTCCAGATGGAGGTGACCCCAGTTGATGCCAGCCTCACACCGACAGCACCACCTCAGGTGTTCACAATGACGCTCCAGGGCTCGGACACCCTCAAGGAGACCATCGGGAAGACACTGTTCGCCACTCCGGTGATTGGTGGGAAGTCGCTGGTGAGAGCGAGTCGAGTCACTCCCAAGGACGAGGCATTCTCTGGGCAGGTGATCGACGAGGTAAGGTGGAGAGATCTGTACTCCTCGTCTCCCGTCGACAGGACCGAGTTCGGCAACGTGACCACTGTGCACGCCGTCACCTACGCTACTGCCTCCGCGCTGGTCGTGAAGGACCGGAAGCTGAACATGAAGGTGATCCGCAAGATCCCGCAGCGCGTGCCTGACACCTCCACCTTCACCACCGCGCTCTCCGCCAGCGTGGACTCGGCTGACATCTTCTGCGCGGTGGCTCTGGACAAGTACATCGGCGGTCGTCGGCTCGAGGAGCTGGATGTGCCGCAGATATACGACACGTTTGACGCGGTGGAGACCTACTTTGGCACGCCAGTCGTAAGACAGTTCAATTACACATTTGACAAGGACAACTTCTCCTACGAGGAGACCGCCAACGCCATAGCCGATGCCGCGTTCTGCATCGCCTATCGCCGTGGCAGCAAGATACGGCTAAGCTTCGAGCAGCAGACAGACGACAGCACATTAATTTTCAACCATCGCAACAAGATACCTAATACAGAAGTACGCGCTGTATCCTGGGGTAATGTTGGTGATTATGATGGAATTGAATATGTGTATGCGAGCCCAACAGATGGGGCAATTACCACACTTTTTCTGCCGTTAGGCTACGCAGCGGTTAACCCGGATAAAGTTGAGTCTATTGGTATTGCAAATCATTTGTTTGCTTATTTC